AGGTCCATTTATATATGCTCCTCCTTCTAAAATTTCTGAAATTTTTTTTTCTATATCTTCTTTTAGATATTTATACTGTCTTTTTAAATTTAATAAAGATATTTTCATTTTTATAGCCTCCAATAATCATACTCTTTTTCTGCTTCCTCTTTATCAAAAATAGATTTTACATCTACAAGTAAAGGTTTACTATAGACTTCATTATAGTATTGATGTAGCTCTTTTATATCCATATCTCTATACTCTTTATGACCAACAGCTACTATAATAGCATCCATATTTTTTATGTCTTTTAGATTTTCTAATTCTACTCCATATTCTTTTTTAGCTTCTATCTTTTCTGCTATTGGATCTACTACATGAACATTTACTCCATATTCTTTTAATTCTAATATAATATCATTAACTTTTGAATTTCTTAAATCTGGACAATTTTCTTTAAAAGTTAGCCCCATTATTAAAATGTCTGCTCCCTTTACTCTAATATTGGCATTTATCAATTTTTTTATAGTTTTTTCTGCTACAAATTTAGCCATACCATCATTTATTCTTCTTCCAGCTAATATTACTTGTGCATGATATCCTAATTCAGAAGCCTTGTTTGCTAAGTAATATGGATCTACTCCTATGCAGTGTCCTCCAACTAAACCAGGTCTATATGGTAAAAAGTTCCATTTTGTTCCTGCTGCTTGTAAAACTTCTAAAGTATCAATTCCAATTCTGTCAAAAATTATTGCTAATTCATTAATAAAAGCAATATTTATATCTCTTTGAGAGTTTTCAATAACTTTTGCAGCTTCAGCAACTTTTATAGAAGAAGCTCTATGAACTCCAGCTTTTATTATACTTCCATAAACTTCAGCTATTTTATCTAAATAAATATTTACTGCCTCTAATTTCTTCTTCGGTGCTAACTCGGCGTATGTATCCATAGTTGTGTTGATAGATTTATGTCCCATACGAACTTGTAGTTCTTTCCAGTTTGCCCCAGCATTTAACATCATTGAAGCATGAGTATGTCTGAAAATATGGAAACCGTAATCAGGTAAACCAAGAGAAGTTAGTCGTTTTTTTAAAGTAGCACGTTCGTTTCTATCGCACATATAATTTCCATAAATCGTTGGAAAGATTAACTTGGATTGAGGTAGACCTTGCTTTTTGAAATAGTTATTCATTTCTGTGTAGAAATCCCTAAGGTCAGTGAGAGTAGAGTTTGGAACGGGAACCTGACGATTACCAGAATCGGTTTTTGCGGTTGGTTTACAAATCATACATCCTTTAGTACCAAGTTTCTTATTGGCACTTTTCCACATCAATGTTTTATTTACAATAATTTCATTGTTTGTGAAATCCAAGTCATTTATTTCTAATGCTAGAAGTTCATTGATTCGCAATGCAGAAGCGAGTAAGGAATTGCAGATGGTAATAAATCGTCGATTAGCTCTGTTATTAGGTAAAGTTTTTAAGAATGCTAACCATGTTTTTAATTCTTCATCATGTAAGACCATAGTTCTACGAGAAGCTAATTTAGGCTTTGGAGGGATTTTGATAGTTTTCACTGGGTTTTTAGTTAATCCAAAATGTGTGATGCCAAAATCGAAAATATCACTAAGTTTGTGAGTGACTGCTCCAAAGTCTTTTGCACTACCTTTTTCAGCGCGTTTTTTCCCTGATTCAATCGATGTTCTAGCTTTTTGGGCGAGATTGTTAACCCATCTTTGAATGTCAGCAGATGTGATTTTTTCAGGAATGTAATCCCCGAATGCAGGGATGATGTAATTATATACGTATCCCTTCACTCTATTGATTGTATTATGAGAAGTAACCCAAACTTGATAATTATTGAACCATTCTTCTGCAAGTTCAGAAAAAGTGGATAATCGTTTATCTTCTTTCCTCGTTCCACCTGCTTTTTCAAAATTAACTCTAGCCGTTAGGATTTTACGGTCAAGTTGCCGTAGTGTTTTAGCTGTTATAGACGTTGTTACTTGTTTGCCTGTTTTTTCATCGAAATGTAGGTTACTAAAATTATTTATATTTTCCAATTGATAACAATGTCCTCAGCTGTCACCTTAACCTTGTTTATAAGCCCTCTAACAAGCACCTTTTGACTTTCGTAGTCCATTGAAAAGACTTTCTCAGCGTTTAGCAGTTTCCTCATATCAGCCTTTCTTTTGTTCTTCCTGAGTGCTGGATCGTTTTCCAGTTCAGTCTCAAGAGTAGCCCTCATGCTTATAAATTCGGCTGACTTGCTCTGTAATTCTTCAAGGGTAATACGGTCATCTATGTATAGATCGTTGAGTCTGCTCAGTTTCTTTGATAGCTCCTCTATTTGTTTCTTATAGCTCTCACGGTCTATAGTCTCAGCATTGTCTCCTGAAAATATTTTGTCCAGGAAATCAGCGTCATCTTGTAGTTTGCTTATTTCTTCTAGCACATAGGCCTCTAGCTTGTCTTTGTAGTAAAATCCTGAGTCACACTTTTTATTGTCGTTGTATGTAGTAACGCCTCTCAGCGTTCGTGGGTGTCTTTGATGGCATTCATATTTTTTTAACCTGCTTCCATCTTTCCTCTTTACGCCTAACATAATTTTTAAAGGAGCGCCACAATATCCACATTGGGCGATACCGGATAGAATGTACTTAGCTTGGAATGGTCTAGGATTGACATTCTCTGCTGCTGTCCTTTGTCTGATTTTTAGCTCAGATTGAGTCTTATCATATTCCTCTTTTGAAATAATCGGCTCATGATTACCTGGATAAATTTCTCCCTTATACTGATTGAAACCACAATAGACAGGGTTATCGAGTATGGTTCTGACCGCTCGATAACTCCAAGGCACATGTTTTGGGTATTTCTCATTTAGATCATCTCTCAGTTTAGTAATGGATCTCCCTCTTAGATAACTTTCAAAGATAAATTTAACAGCCAGAGCCTGAGCTGGATTGATAGTAATGGTTCCAGTCTCTCTGTGGTAGTCGTATCCATAGGATGTTTTAGCCCACATCATGGATTTTCCAGCCTTGGCACGTCCTATTTTCCCAAGTTGCATACGTTCCTTAATTTGCTCCCTTTCTAGCTGAGCAAAGACACTCAAGAGCCCAATCATAGCCTTACCAAAGGGAGTAGAGGTGTCAAAATTCTCCTGTAGGCTCAAAAAGGCTATATTATTCTTTATGAAAATATCTTCAATCAAGTAAAGCGTGTCTTTTTGACTACGGCTAAGACGGTCCAGCTTATAGACTAGAACTGTGTCAAATTTTCTTTTTTTAGCGTCTTTGATAAGTCCCTCAAGTGCTGGTCTGTCAGTATTGGATCCTGAGAAACCACCATCAGTATATATCTTGTAGACGCTCCAGTCCTTAATATCGCAGTAGCTAGAGAGCTTAGCTTTTTGCTCCTCGATAGAGTAGCCCTCTTCTGCCTGAGATGTGGTAGACACCCTGACATAGATTGCGACTTTATTTGTAGTTATCATTGAATTTGTACCTCTTTTTTGATAAAATGGGTACAAGAAAAAGAGCTTTTTAATGCTTTTTTCTTATACTGGATATCCTCACACTCAAAATTTGGCGATGGAGAGTGTGGGGATTTTTTTATTGTGCGATGATTTCACCAATAGGGATAATATCTTTCTGTTTTGAAGATTTAGCGATTAGGTCATATTGGTCAGCAGATTTTTCATAACCAAGGGAAAGAGTAGTATTATCGTCTGGTAACTTTTTAGCGAATTCAGAAATAGCCATACGAATCAAAGTGATTGCATTGTTTTGGTCAGTAGTAGCAGAATTAGAATTAACTGCATCCAGAGATTCTTTTGCGCTATCCTTAGCCGTTCCAGTTAGCAGAATCATGATTGTATCATGAGGTTCGGATGAGTCTGAATCGATTACATCGTTTTTAATTTTTACGCTTATTGCGCCAGTTGATTCAGGGTCTAATTTTGACTTGATTTCAGAAATTAGACTGTCGTATTTACTGTTATCTACTTTGGCTTTTGTGTTTGTTGAAGTAGTATTCTTTTGCTCTGTTTTTGGTTGTTCCGAGCTATCTTTGGTAGCCGATTGATTGTTAGAGCAGGCTACTAGAACACTAGCAGTAAGCAAGATAGCTGATGTTGTTAGTAGTTTTTTCATGGGTATTCTCCTTTATTTTATTTTATTTCTCTCTATATACGCTGACAACCTCCCCAATAGTCCGGATGTCGTCATTCTCTGTCAGGTGGATTTCCTCATAGCTATTGTTGAGGCTTTGCAAGTACCAACCGCCGTTATAGTCACGTTTCAGCTTTTTAACGAAGTTTTTACCGTTGATTTGGAAAATGCCGATGTCATTGATATCTACTTGACTAGTGACCCGGATAAAGAGCAGGTCGTTATCTTCAATCATTGGCTCCATGGAGTCACCAGCCACTTTTGCGATGGTGTCGTAGTCTTCAGGGACATCTTCGGCACGCAGTCTTACTTCCATGTGGAGGTTATCTTCCTGAAACGTTCCATGTCCTGCTGCAACCAAACCTTCTACGTAATCAGTAATGTAGCCCTCGCCATCTTGAGACTTATCAAAGATTGAGACAATCTTAGAGCTGTTTTGTTCTTCTAATTGTTCCTTGGCATAGTCAAGGACTTTTTCTTGTTTAGGTTCTTCAAGCTGGTTGTAGATAGTTAGGATTTCAGGGTGTGAGTCGGGAGTATCATTGAAGTAATCTAAAGGTACATCAAAAAAATCAGCAATAATTTTTACAGAAGATAATCTAGGCTCTTCTTTATTATTTTCCCATTTAGAAATTTTTCCTTTGTTAAAATTAATGGTATTAGGGTATTTTTGGTTTAAAGCATCAGCTAACTCTTCAAGAGTTAATTTATTATTTTTTCTAAGTTCTCTTATTTTTGTGCCAATCATTTATTTTCCCTCTCTTTTCTTAATGATATAATAGCACAAAAGTTTCGATTTCGCAAATATTTTTTAAAAAAATAAAAAAAGTTGTTGACAACGAAACAAAGTTAGTTTATACTAGAACCATAAAACAATGTTGCGAAAACAGCAACTTGGGAAGGAGGGGCTATGGAAGCTGTTATGACGATAGATAAAGCATATCTAAATTTGAAAAGCATAATTGTTTCAAAAGGAATGAAACAAAAAGAGATTGCTGAAAAATTAGGTATGGATAAGTCAACTTTCAACATGAAAGTCAATCGTTACCGTGGACGTGATTTCACATTTTCGGAAGCTAGTGAACTTTCAAAAATACTAGATGTCAAGATGGAAGATTTCTAGTAATTTTTTTAAAAAGAATGTTGCGAAAACAACAACATAGAAAGGAGTTCGCATGGATAAGAAAAAACTTTATAACTTAAAAGTGGATTTCATCTTTCAGGAATCCAACTAACGAATATACTGCTGTTAGTAATGATTTTATCAACGATCCTACGCTTGGAGCAGCTGAAATAGGAGTACTGATGATTGTTTTAAGCAATATCTCCACTTGGCAAGTCTATCCTGAAGAGATAGCAAAACGAGCAGGCTTGAATTATCGAACTGTTTTAAAGCACTTTGAAAAATTGAAACAAGCGGGCTATTTGAGAGAAATTAAGGTATCTTTTGGGCGCGGGACTGGTTCGCGAATTTTTAGATTTTTCTCTGATAGAAAAATATCAGAGTTCAGCTTTCAAATAATGCAAGAGAGACTTTTTGCTGAATTACGGTCACAAGGTTTGCAAGTGTAAAAATAATACATGTAAAAATAATGCATGTAAAAATAATGCATGTAAAAATAATGCATGTAATTTTTTTTACACTAACAAATATTAACTAACAACAAGTATTAAATAACAATAAATATTAATTAACAACAAGTCCTACTTCTATAAATAAAAGAGAGGGTAGAAAAATAAATAAAAAGGAGAGAAGAAATGAGACCAAGACGATATCCGTATAGTGGGAAAAGAAAAAAGCCTATCAATTTTCAGATAGACTTAGAAAAAATCAAGCGTCTTAGCTATGAAGCCATTCATGATACTTCTCAAGTAACTCAATAGTAGTTATTGCAGAAGTTAAACTACTGACCATCCCAAGTTGCAATCCGTCGGTATGGTCAATTTGTTTAGTGGCTTCGTTAGCTTTAGCAGCGATAGCTTGCATATCTTCAGCTGTTAAAGATTCTCGAAAATCTTTAAAGGATTTCATAAAATCACCTCCTTTCTGCTTATATTATAGCAGAAATGGAGATTAGAGACAGAAAGGAGCAGGATGAAAGAAAAACTAAACGAATTTTTAAAATTCAGAAGTCAATTTACAAAACGAGAATGGATTGAAATTAACCAAGTTGTCGAAGCTCGTTTAAATGAAAAAGCCGATCAGTTGAAACTGGACGGCTCAGATGTAGAAATCATTTCTAAAAGACTAGAAAGAGTTATCTAAACAGGTGGGGGCAAATGAACGAAATAATTCCAATTAAAAGTCTTGAAATTAAGATTGATAAAAATTCAAAAGCACCTCATGTTGTTTTGAATGGTGTCGATTTTATAAATGAAAAAATAGGTTTGCGAGGATTGCAAATTGTTTGGGAAACGAATAAAGGAGAAATTCCAGAAGGCATTATTAGGCTTGACCTTCTTCAAAGAGAGGATAGCAAATGCTTTAGAGAAATATCCATTAGTCAATCATTTGAAGGTGGCTTTATAAAAAGGGAATAGCTGCTTTTATATCTGCTGCAAATTTTAGAACAGAATCGAGTTTATCTTTGAAACTGATTTCTAATTCTGCTATAGCTTCAGTTGTCAAATGAATAAACCAAAGTTGATTATCTGCTGGTTCTCCAGTTATATAACCATGTTTTCGTAATTCGAAACAAGTAAATCGTGTATCTTCAAAAGACCATTCAGGCATGATTTCTTCTTTGATATTCTGGACGTCTCCGAACGAGGTCGCCTCATCTTTGGAAGAACCGTCTTTGCGACGTTCAATATACTTAGCGTACATTGAACTTAATAAAAATTTAGCGTCATTTGTTAGATTATTCATGATATTTCTATCCTTTCTATGGAAACTTTGACTAAAACGGTGAGAGGTCATATTCAAAGTTATTATAGCAAACAAGGAGAAAATGACATCGGTCTTGAGACTGATATAGGAGGTTGAATGGAAGATAAAGTCATTGAACTTGCTGATTACTTCATCAGCGAGAACACAACGTACAGAGAAGCTAAGATAGCGTGTGAGAAGCTATGTAGCCAAGTCAGCCATGAGATAGAACTCAGGGCACTGGAAAGTAAGACATTCTAGAAGACAACAAAAAGCACCTGACGGCAATCAGGCACTAACTAAAAATATTCAAGGAAATTATAACATGAAAAATAAAAAAGAGCAATGGAAACCAAGAATTGTAAACATCATGGCAGATGGTTCGGTCATTGAAGACTTAACAGGATATGTCATCCCTGCTGGCCATTCGTACTATGACATCATTCTAGGAATGAACGATCGAGAGTTACAGAAAGGGGCTTAAATCTGAGATATGCCTATCTCAGATAATTACTTTTAATATCTAAAAACTAATCTTGAAAAAGAGTTATCCATAGGAGAAAAACAATGATTGACAAAGACCAAATTATCAAAGCGCAACAGGAAAAAATTGAACGCATTGAACAGCTACAAGAGAAGCTACATAAATTATCCATGCTTGGATTGCTAACTGCAAAGCTTTTGGGGCTACCTAATGAGTTAGAAAAGCCATTGAAAGTAATCCACGACATCTCACATGTCATCAAAGACGTATTAAATGGCATGGATCCAGAACGAGCGATTAAAGAGAATTTGACAGAAGTAGACGAGGAGGAAGAATAATGTTTGAACCACCGTTAATTAATCAGCTTTTAGGAACTGGCGCAGTGCTTTTAGGATTTATTAGCGCAGGAATCCTAGTTCATCAGATGGAGAAACAGGAAGAGGAAGAAAGACGTTTGCAAGAAGAATATGACACGCAAGTGGTTAGAGCTTGTAATGAATTTCTTGAAATGGGTCGTGAGATTGAGCGTGAGGAGATTCGTAAGAATATCCGTCGGGAGTTCAAGGGCTTTACGTTTGATAACGAACCGCCTGTAGGCTTGCGACCTGAGCCATTATCCTTACCAGAACCACGAAGCGCACGCTATGCAAAGTATTTGGGATAGAGCAAAGGATACGCTGATGACTAGAATTGAACTTGAAAACCGTGTATGGCTTTTGGCCAATCAAGAAGAAAAAACGAATTGCTGGATCTTGGGCTAACATCCAAGGCCAGATATGTGAAACGAGTGCTTGAGCTTGGAAAGGTGTATGCGCATGTTTGATTATGACAGAGATATAATGCAACCGCCTGAAGAACGAGAAGAACTTGACCCAAGCCAATACATCTATGTTGGATGTGGGCAGTATCGATACGTGGGTGATGAAGTATGATTCAGGAGCTATACGAAGAAATCGATAACTGGCGAGCTGAGTATATGCATCTTGGCCGAGAGCTGGGGCAAATCATTAACGAACAACAAAATATAATCTTGAAACTACAAAACGAAAACAGACGTATAAAACGTGAGAATTGGAACCTTAAGAAGACGAAAGGAAGAAGAAAATGACAAACGAACTAACACAGAAGCAAGTTACATCAAATGTTGCAACACGAATCGAAGCAATGAAGGGCGAAGGACTCCTAATCGCACCGAATTATAGTGTTAGCAATGCGCTGAGTTCGGCATATTATGCTCTAAAAAATTCCAATAGTGGGAATTTGCTCCAGCAATGCACTCAAGACAGCGTTTATAACGCGTTATTAGAAATGGTAACCCAAGGACTAAGCCCGGCTAAAAAGCAATGTTACTTTATCAAATATGGCTCTGACGTCCAAATGAGAATGTCTTATTTTGGGACCATTAAAGTTACTAAAGATTTGCAAGAGGTGAAAGATGTTACTGCAAATGTTGTCTACGAAGGAGATACGCTAGAGGTATCAATTGAAAATGGGCGTAAGAAGTTAGTCAAACATGAGACGGATTGGCAGAACGCAGATAATCCAATAATTGCTGCTTATTGCATCATCACTCGAACTGATGGAGAAGAGTTCTTTGAAGTCATGACTAAAAAACAAATTGACAAGTCATGGTCTAAGGCGAAAACGAAAAATGTCCAAATCGACTTCCCTGACCAGATGGCTATGAGAACGGTTATCAATCGTGCGGCTAAAATGTTTATCAACACAAGCAATGACAGCGACTTGTTCGCTGGAGCAATCAATAACACAATTGCTGACGAGTATGACAATGATCGTCAAATGAAAGAAGCCGAACCAGTGAGAGAAGAGACTGAAACATTGGCCGGCATTCTTGGAGCTTCTGAAGAAGTGACTGAAGAACCAAAAAAAGAGGTTATCAACCAGGAGTTGACAACCACAGATACAAAATATCCAGCAGATGAGATCCCAGATTTTGACCAAGAAACGGGCGAAGTAATCGACCAAGAGCCAGAAAATGGTCAAATGGACATGCTAGAAGGGGAGGATTTCTAAAATGGTTGAAGAATTAAAAGATGTGACAGATAGCTTAGAGCTTGTTCCAGTAACAGATTTAGAGATTGGTTTTACTCTAAAAGCCGCTGAAATCGAAATCCAAGGTAAAGAAGTTTTGG